TGGTGGAAAAGGAGTTGTTATATTAAGTGTACCAACTGCTAATTATTCTTCTACTACAACAGGTTCGCCAACAGTTACAACATCTGGTAGTAATACAATTTTACAATTTAATGGTTCAGGGAGTTACACAGCATAATGGCTAGTTTTGCAAAAATAGGATTAAATGGAAAAGTAATAGAAGTTCTTTCAGTAGTTAATGAAGTTCTTCATGACTCAAATGGAGTTGAACAAGAAGTAATTGGTATAGATTTTTTAACTAAACTTACAGGTTATCCTGTATGGAAACAAACATCTTACAACACTCATGGTGGAGTTCATGATAATGGTGGAACACCTTTAAGAAAAAATCATGCAGGAATAGGATATACTTATGATGAAACAAGAGATGCTTTCATAGCACCTAAACCTTATAACTCTTGGATATTAAACGAAGATACTTGTAGATACGAAGCACCAGTTGCTTATCCACAAGATGATAAAAGATATAAATGGAACGAAACTAATTTAAACTGGGAAGAAATAATTTAATGCCATATATCGGAAAAGATCCTCAATTTATATATACCTACACATCAGGTACTGCCACAGGCAATGGATCTACAACAGCTTTTACAATATCATCTGGTAGAACAGTTGAAGATGTATTGGTATTTGTAAATGGATTTCAATTAACACCTACAACAGATTACACAATATCAGGAACTACATTAACATTCCAAACTGCACCTGCTAACAATGCTGAGATTACTTATAGATATTTACCACTTGGTGGTGCTTATACATCAGCTAACTTTACTGGTAATGGTTCAGCTACAACAATCACAATAGATGCTGGAAGAGCTGTTGCTGATGTAATAGTTGTTGTAAATGGATTAACTTTAGTTCCAACTGATGACTATACAATATCAGGTACAACTTTAACATTTGCTACTGCACCAGCTAACCTTGCAGAAATTACAGTAAGATATTTGAGGTTGTCATAATGGGTGCTATCGCAAGAAACGCAGCTAACAAAATAACTACTGGTGGAGTATTTACATCAGGTGCTATTACCAATGATTCAGTTACAGGAATAACTGTACTTGCAAATGCTTCAGATGGTATTACACTTATATCTTCTCAAACTGCTTCTAACTCAGCTTCAATTAGTTTTACTTCAGGATTAACTTCAACTTACAAAGCATATAAGTTTGTGTTTACAGATATTAACCCAGTAACTGATAATACACAATTTCAATTTAATATGAGTACAGATGGTGGTTCAAACTACAATGTAACTAAGACTACAACATTTTTTTATGCAATACATAGAGAAAATGATACTGTTACTTCATTAGAATATACAACTCCTCTTGACTTAGCACAAAGTACATCATTTCAAGCTATTGCTCATGAAGCAGGAAATGATGCAGACCAATCTATTGCTGGTACTTTAACTTTATTTAATCCAAGTTCCACAACTTATGTTAAACACTTTATTGGTACAAATAACCATAATCAATATGCAGAATATAGTATAAATAATTTTCTAGCAGGTTATGGTAATACAACATCAGCTATCAATGCTATAAGATTTCAAATGAGTTCTGGTAATATAAACGCAGGTAAAATTTACTTATACGGAATAAAATAATGGGATCAATCACAAGAAGTTTATCAAACAACATTACAACTGGTGGAGTTATACTTCCTGCTGGAATTACAAATTCTTCAGTAAGTGCTGTAACTTCCTTTGCTAATGCTACTAGTGCTGCAACATTAGTATTATTATCAACACAAACTGCTAGTGCATCAGCTAACATATCCTTTACCACAGGATTGAATTCCACTTATGATGAATATATATTTAAGTTTATTAATATTCACCCAGCTACTAATGGAGTTCAATTTCAATTTAATATGAGTACAGATTCAGGTTCTAATTATAACGTAACTAAAACAACAACTAATTTTAGAGCAATACATGATGAAGGTGATACAGCTACTGCTCTTACTTATGAAACTGGTTATGACTTAGCACAAAGCACAGCTTTTCAAGCTTTAGTAGAAAATATTGGTAACGATAACGATCAAAATTTAGGTGGTGTGTTACAATTGTTTAATCCTAGTTCAACTACTTATGTTAAACATTTTATAAGCACTACACAAGTAACTCAAAGTGATGATTATAGTATGAATTATTTTACAGCAGGATATGGCAACACTACATCAGCTATTAATGCAGTAAGATTCCAAATGTCATCTGGTAACATTGATGACGGAATCATTAAACTATATGGAGTGAAAAAATCATAATGGGAACTATAACAAGATCATTCGCAAATAACATAACAACATCAGGTGTGCTATTACCAGCATCATTGAATAATAATTCTATTGCCAACGTAACTTCTTATAATGCTGCAGTTGCTACTGGTAACATGGTTTTATTAAGTTCGCAGACAGCTTCAGCTTCTGCTTCAATTAGTTTTACAACAGGAATAAGTAGCACATATAAGGAATATCAATTCTGGTTAATAAATATACATTCATCTTCTGGGGGGGATAATTTTACGTTTAATTTATCAACTGACTCTGGTTCAAATTATAATGTAACTAAAACTTCAGCAGCTTTTAGAGCAAGACATGATGAAGCAGATACTGCAACCGCTTTAGAATATCAAACTGCAGCAGATTTAGCTCAAAGCACAGCATTTCAAAGATTAGTAACTGATGCTGGTGCTGGAAATGATGAAAGTTTATCTGGGATTCTTACACTTTTCAATCCAAGTTCTACAACATATGTTAAACATTTTATATCAGAAATTAATAATTACTCATCAAATACAAGAACTGATATAAATTATGTAGCTGGATATGGTAATACAACTTCAGCAGTTAATGCTGTTCAATTTAAGTTTGGATCAGCAAACATAGATGAAGGTACAATCCTAATGTTCGGCATAAAATAATGAGATTGACTAATTCAACTAACAATAATAAATAGAAGAAACTATGGAACATAAATTAGTAGATGGAATACAAATTCCCCTTAGTGCTGAGGAAATAGCACAACGTCAAGCGGAGGAACAAGCATGGTTAGCTGGAGCATTTGATAGATCATTAGCTTCACTTAGAGCTAAACGTAATGCTTTGTTAAAAGATAGCGACTATACAGTATTACAAGATAGCGTTTTAACTTCTGCAAAGAAATCTGAGTGGATGGTATATAGAACTAATCTTAGAAATATAACACAAGGATTAACGACTGTAGATCAGGTTAATGCTGTTGTATTTCCTTTAAAACCACAAAATTAAAATTTAAAATAATATTAATAATTTATTGCTTTAATTATAGAGCAATTAATTAAACAATTATCTATTGATAATTTGTGCAACGCAACATACATATATTCCCTAACTAACTAAGGAGAATACTATGTTCAACTTTAATCCGTTTAAAGTTCCTTCTTATTCTGAATATAAAGAATCAGTAGAAAAATTCTACAATGATTACTTTAAATTCGTTAAAGATTGGTATAAAGATGTTGAAGAAACTTTTAACAAAAAATAAATATGAAAAAGAAACAAGGTTTATACGCTAACATAAACAGACGTAAAAGACTTGGCATATCAAGACCAAAATCTAAATCTACTATATCTTCAAAGGCATATAGATTTATGAAAATGGGATTTAAAAAAAAATAAATAAATTAAACCATGAGCTGTTGTTCTAATGTAAATGTTACTCCAATTGTTATTGGGGGTGGTAATGGTTCAACAGCTTATGATGCTTTCGGCAGACTAAGGGTATCAAATCCTTTAACAATATTTGACAGTAAAAACGTTCTTTCTAAAAATATTTTTTTTGATGAATCTACCGTTAATGGTGGAACAGTTACTTATACTTCTAATTCTTCTACAGTTAACTTAAATATTACAGAAGCAGCTGGTTCTAAAACTATAAGACAATCTAAAAGAGTGATGTCTTATCAACCAGGAAAATCATTATTAATATTAAATACGTTTGTAATGAATACTGCAACTGCAAACCTTAAACAAAAGATTGGTACATTTGATGCAAATAACGGAATATTTTTTACAGCAGATGGAACAACATTAAAGATAGTAAGAAGAACTTACACATCTGGAACTTCTACTGACAATGAAGTTTCTCAGTCATCTTGGAATGGTGATAAATTAGATGGTACTGGCGCAAGCGGTTATACTTTAGACATTACAAAATCTAATATTTTATTTATGGATTTTGAATGGTTAGGTGTTGGATCTGTAAGAGTTGGTTTTGTTATTGATGGTAAATTTATAACAGCTCATACTTTTAATAATGCAAATAGTTTAACAACAGTTTATATGCAAACTGCAAATTTACCAATTCGTTATGAGATAGAAAGAGTTGGAACATTATCAGCTGGCACTTATACATTAAAACAAATTTGTTCAACTTGTATGTCTGAAGGTGGTTATTCACCTGAAGGAATTCAAAAAATGATTGGCACAGGAAATGTAAATGCTGGTGTTAATCTTGGAACTGCTAATACTTATTACAATATTGCAACTATAAGAATTAAATCATCAAGACCCTATGCTGTAATTATTCCGGCAGGCGCAGATATATTAAACGTTTCTAATGGTGATTTTGAATGGGGTTTATTTGTTAACTCTACTCCATCATCTGCATTTTCTTACACAAGTTTTGACGACAATACAGAATATGATTTAACAACAGTTGATTTAACTACAACTGGTACTAGAGTTGCTGGTGGTTATTTAGGTGGAAAGACTGCACCGTTTAGTATTGGTGGAGATGGTTTTGCATTTTCATATCAATTGGGTCAAACAATTTCTGGAACATCAGATACATTAACTTTAGCTGTAAGACCAGGCGCTGCTAATGGAGATGTTTCTGGTTTAATTAAGTGGTACGATTTAACATAATATTAAAATGGCTAATCTTTATAAAAACGCTTTCTATGATCCAACGGTTACAACACCGGTAACTGTTTATACAACACCAGTTGAGAAAACTGCATTAATAAAAAATATTCAATTAACAAATGAGTCTGGCAGCAAAATAGTAAAAGTATATGTTAGAGATAGTTCAGCTTCTACTGACTATCAAATAGCTTATGCTAGTTTCTCTGGATCTTCTTTTTGTAATTTAATACAAGCACCGATTGTTTTAGAACAAGGTGATTTATTAAAGATTGAAACATCTTCTACAGCAGGTATAAGCGGAATAGTGAGTTTGTTAGAAGTTTATTATTAATGGATCTTGTTAGAATACCTAAAGAAAAAATAGACGAAGTTTGGATCTTAGTAAGAGAGTATATTAGAAATGCTTTAATATATTCTGGTAGTCATCATCATGCTGACCACTATAAATATTTACTAAAAGACGGTAAATTACAGCTTTGGATTATTTGGGATGAGAAAAAACCTAATGTTACTGAACAATTTAATGGACTTGTTCTCTCACAAATCATACAAAGAAGCATAAAAAAAGTCTTACATTTACCTATGGTTACAGGTAAAAATAGACAACAATGGCAAGATTTAATTGTAAAGATAGAGAATTTTGCTATAGATCAAGGATGCGATTGCATAGAATTAATTGCAAGACCAGGTTGGCAAAAGATTCTTGATAAACATAATTACTACAGAACCCATGTAGTGTTAGAAAAAAACTTAAAAAAAGAGGAAAAATAATATGTCATTTCTAGGCGGCGG